GTTACTTACACCAACTGACATTAATCAGTTTGAATCAGGTGATCTAAAGGGAGATATGGGAAGAAAACCAAAAGCTCTAACCGCATTGGTTCGTAACTGTGTTAACATGTTTGGTAATTATAATGTAGGATTGGTAGCAACAAACCATACCTACGCGAGCCAGGACATGTTTGATCCAGATGATAAAATTTCAGGTGGTCAAGGATTTATTTACGCAAGTTCTATAGTGGTAGCTATGAAAAAGCTAAAACTAAAAGAAGATGAGGATGGTAATAAAGTTAGTGATGTTTTGGGTATCAGGTCTTCATGTAAAGTTATGAAAACTAGATATACAAAACCATTTGAATCTGTTCAAATTAAAATTCCTTACTCAACGGGAATGTCTCCAATTTCTGGATTAGTTGATCTATTTGAGAAACTTGGTGTCTTGACAAAGAGTGGAAATAAACTACAATATACCAGTAGAGTAACAGGAGAAATTATTTCTGAATTTAGAAAGAATTGGGATGAACAAAAACTCATGCTAATAATGAATGAATGGGATAATAATCGTGTTTCATTTTCAAACATCGCAGTAGAAAACGTAGAGGATTAATATTATGAATATAGATGAACAAAAAGTTATTGATATTTGGGATACTTTTAAAGACTATATCCCAGAAAAACAAAGAGATACAGCAGCAAATCAATTTCTTGATTTCCTTCTAGATCAGGATGTAAATACTGATTTTTTTGAAAGTCTAAAGGGTTATGATCCACATCTAGATCAAGCAATAGACCTTGTTCTTGAAGAAATTGATGATCCAGAGTCAGAATATGACTGGGATGAATCCGAGGATGACGATTCAGAGGACTATTAAATGTCATGGTATGCTAATGTAGTAAAAGACTTAGCATATCTTCCATCCTGTATAGATTTTTATTACCAAGAACTTGATAAGGCAAAAACTGAAGTTAAAATTTCAGGTAACATTGAAAAAACTTCAATTGCCTTACCAGGTATTGTTGAACATAGATTCAACCAACTTCAAGAAATAGAAGCAATTCTAGAATTTCTTAACATAGAACTACGTAAAATACGTAGTAAAATTTTCAAAAAATATCTCGAAAATTATCAACGTGCTCTCAGTAGCAGAGATGTTGAAAAATACGTTGATGGTGACATAGAGGTCACTGATATGGAAAAAATTATTAATGAATTTGCTTTGTTAAGAAATCAATGGCTTGGTATTATAAAATCTCTAGAAATAAAACAATGGCAACTTAATAATATAATCAAATTAAGAGCTTCAGGATTAGAAGATATAATGCTATGACGATAGAATATTTGATTAAAATACTGTTAAACGCATCCACCATAAAATTAGCCCAATATGATTATTTTGCTATTATAGGCATAGAACAATATATTAAAAAAAATAATTGTATAACTAAAAAACAAGCAGATCTTGTTGTTACTATATTAAAAAAATATAAATTAAAATTAGAATCTTTAATCAATAAAAATATGGAAGATATTCTAAACAATCCAATTTTTGAAACACCATTTAAAGTTTATTCGACAACTAAAACTTTACAAATAGAATATCATCCTCATTTCGATAAACAATTGATTTTGACAATGCCATATGACGAATCTTTTATTGATGAATTCAAAAACATAAAATATGAACTAGATTTTGTTTCTTGGGATGTCATATCAAAAAGATATTCAATGGCATTAACTGAAAAAAATTTGATTAAATTACGACCCTTCATTAAAAAACTTAATATTCAAGTTGATGAAGAAATACAAGATTATTATAATCAAATTTCTGAAATAGAAGAAAATTTTATTAATTATTTGCCATATGTAAAAAATACTGATAAAGGATATACAATAAATCTATTTGAACATATCATATCTGATAATGTTATTGATATTATGTTCAAAGCAAGAAAACTTGGTGTAACTAATGTCGATGACCTTGTCAATGAAAAAATTAATAATTTAGATGATAAAATTCTTTCTAAATTTTTACTGTCTGATCCAAAAGAAATTTTTACTATTGACAATGTGTCAAAATTGTCAAATATAATTCCAAATTTATTTCCTGTATTAGTAGTAATACCAGGTGGTCATGAATTAGAAACTATAAAAATACTTGATGAATTTCTAATATCTATAGGTGTTAATAATAAAGAAGTTAGTGTATTGTTCAGAACAGATAATAAAACTGATCCAGATTTTAATGTATTTGTAAAAGAAAAATACTTTAATAATCCAATTGATGACAATACAAAAGTTACAATGATAAGCAGACAAATACCTAAATCTTTATTAAAAAGTAATCTTCATTACAATTCTATTATAGATTTTGGTAAAGCTATTCTTCATTATCGTATCAAAAGCTATCTAAGAAACCATGAAAATGTTATATTAGTTAATGATATAAAAAAGTAAAATTTATTTAAAAATGAATAACTGTAAAATAATAATATCAGATGAAATAAATTGTAAAATAGAGGGGTTGGATCTAGATACAAGAAAATATCTTGTTAAAAAATTCAAATATGTAGATCCAACCGCAAAATACAGACCATCTTATAAATTAGGAAGATGGGATGGTTCTGTGAGTTTTTTCAGCATAGGTGGGGCAACTTACCTATCTATGTTACCTAAAGTTTTAGAATATCTAGAAGAAAAACATTATAACATTGAATTGGAAGATCTACGAACACCAATATCAATTGAGTTTGAAAAAATAACCATAGATTTCTGGGGTGATAAATCATGGCCAAAAGGGCATAGATTTGAAAATCAGCCAATCAGACTTCGAGACGATCAAGTGGATGTTATTAACAAATTTTTAGAAAATCCACAATGTTTACAAGAAATAGCAACAGGATTTGGTAAAACTATAACAACTGCTACTTTAGCTAAATTATGTGAAAAATATGGAAAAACAATAACAATTGTTCCAAACAAATCTTTAGTTGTTCAAACCGAAGAAGATTTTATAAATTGTGGTTTAGATGTTGGTGTTTATTATGGTGACCGTAAAGATCTATCTAAACAACATATAATATGTACTTGGCAAAGTTTAAATGTTTTAGAAAAAAAATCCCACGATAATAATTCAGACTATATAAAATTTAAATCGTTAATAGGTAGTATATCTGCTTTGATAGTTGATGAAGTTCATCAAGCAACCGCAGATGTATTAAAAAAATTACTTACACAAGATTTTTCAAATGTTCCTATACGTTGGGGGTTGACAGGAACAATCCCTAAACAAGATTTTGAATTTGAATCCATTCGAGCTAGTCTAGGTAATGTAATTAATAGAGTATCTGCGCATGAGCTACAGGAAAAGGGAATATTAGCTAACTGTCAAATAAATATAGTTCAAACTTTAGAATATAGACAATTTAAAAATTATCATGAAGAACTAAAATTTTTAGTTACTGACGAACCTAGAATGTCGTATATATCAAAACTTGTTAATCAGATATCAAAATCGGGTAATACTTTAGTTTTAGTAGATAGAATAGAAAGTGGAAAATTTTTACAATCATATCTGAATAATTTAGGTGAAGATGTAGCTTTTATTTCAGGAGAAGTTAAATTAAAAGATCGCAAAAATGAATATGATGAAATAAAAACTGCCGATAATAAAATCATTATTGCTACTTATGGTGTTGCTGCTATTGGTATAAATATCCCTAGAATTTTTAATATGATATTATTAGAACCTGGTAAAAGTTTTGTTAGAGTAATTCAGAGTATTGGCAGAGGCATACGTAAAGCTGATGACAAAGATCATGTAGAAATATGGGATATAACAGCAAATACAAAATATGCTAAAAAACATTTAACTGATCGAAAAAAATTCTATTCAGACGCAAAATACCCATTTAGTATTGAAAAAATAACTTATACCTAGTATAATTGAGGTATTATGCAAATATTAACCCTAGAAAATCAAACATTCTTCTTAAATGAATTGCCAGATCAAATAGATGATGATCTAAGATTCGCTGTTCTAGATAACAGTGATAATCAAAATCCAGATTACTTTTTTATTCCATTAATATTCTTGGAAAGTTTTACTGGACCAGCAGCAGTCCTTCAAATAGGGGATCATAAAGTAACTATGCCTCTTGACTGGTGTACTGTTGTTGGAGATCCTGAAGGTCCAGATATGGAAGTAATACCAATTACATCATTAAATGATCGTGGATTTAAAACGTACTGTTTCAATCCACTTTCTAGTTTTAGACCAGAATTTTTGGATATTGATATAGTTGACATATATCAAGAAGTTAAATGGTACTTCCCAAAAATGAAATCAGGTCAATTACTTTGTACACCATTGTATGGTGGTAACAAACCAAAATGTTGTTACTTTGTAAAAGAAGTAAGTAGACAACATGAATTAATACTTTATACTAAATGTTGGTGAAAATTATGATAACTTTAATAGGACATGGATACATAGGAGATAATATCTCCAAAGAATTAACGAAAAAAAATATACCTTTTCATTGGATTCATCATTATGAAAAAGTTCCAATTGGAACTGGTATCATAATTAATGCTGCTGGTTTTACTGGCAGTCCAAATGTAGATGCGTGTGAAATATATAAACAAGAAACAATCGACGGTAACGTTATCTTTCCTGTAAAACTCGAACAACTTCATAGATCAATCCCGATAGTACATATAAGTAGTGGATGTATATATACTGGTTATAAAGAAGGTGGTTGGACCGAAGAAGATGAACCAAATTTCAATTTTAATAATGGATCATTTTATAGCGGTTCCAAAAATTTAGAACAAGTTCTTCTTCAGCCATATATGAAAAAATCATATCTTTTAAGAATAAGAATGCCGTTTGGCGATGAACATCATCCAAAGAATTTTTTAACTAAACTGATTAATTATGAAAAACTAATTGATTTTGAAAATAGTTTAAGTTATATTAAAGATATAGTTAAAACTGTAATACATTTTTGTTCTACTCTGCCCGAACCGGGAATTTATAATTTGTGTAACCCCGGATCTAAAAGAACAAAAGATATAGCGGACATGATGGGATTAAACAAAGAATGGTTTACTGAAGAAGAATTTAAACAAGTAATCACTGCGCCAAGATCAAATT